AGGCCGTCGCCTATTATTATTATAACATAAATAAAAAATCACCGTTTATGGCACTTGCCATCTTGATAGCAAGCACATTCGTCCATCAAGCATTCGCCGAAATATTGAAAAACAGATTGAGTGGTATCGTGCGAAGATAAAACGTAAACCTCTCCGTCTTCTGCTTCATGCTCAACAATATTTGGTGCGTGCGTTCGTTTGGTTGACACTTCGTTAATCAGATAAGGGCATTTCATCTCACTACCTCTCTCGCCCATTGGCGCTTAAACTCTGGATTAGCCTTGATGTGCTCTCTAAGTCGCTTGTTGTATGATTTGACAAGTAGTCTTGCCTTGGCTTGCTTGTCCGGTTCAGACAGTCCGGCTTCTTGTCTTAACCAATAGCGTTTCTGTCGCTCTAAATAACGTTGCTGTTGTTCTGCTTCATATCTTGCTTGTACTTCTTCTTTACTCTTTGGTTTTGGCTTACTTGAAATATCTTCAAAATATGGACTTCCCGGAACGTGCCTGCAATTAGGGTGGAATAATCCCTCTGATATAGCAGTTGACAAAAGCGGATAATCGCCCTCTGCTGATGTTCCATGAGCGTACACATCGTCTATTAGCACTCTACCTTGCCACGGTGCGCATAATGGGCATGTAGAGCCAAGAGATGCCATTATGATAAGATGCTCGCCCCATTCGTCCATGACTTGCCCTTGCGCTTCTGCGGCGCTTCTCGATAGTACTGTTCTAAGCGCCATTTCAGCGTATGAGGCAATGTTCACACGGTTGCCATTAGCGTATACGATAGAGTTGATACCTTTTGCCCTAAACTCAGCAGTAGCGACATCAACAGCGTTAAACAAATCAGCTTGACCACCAACATATAATTGTGCAGCTTGTATCACTGAGTTTCTATAAATGTCCTCTGCCGTTCGTAGCGCTGAATACTGAGCTATTCGAAAGTTGCTTACAATGTCGTTTTGTAGTGCCAATATAGCGCCAACATTAGGAGCAAATCCGATAACCGGTTTAATGTTAAGCAGTTCGGTTGACCGTTCGACATAAGCTTGGGATACAGCGGCGTTGGTTTCTTTTTCGACTTTATCGCCATACTTCTTGATTATCTTCTCTGCTTGTTTCTGGTACTCTCTTGACCTTGATAGCTTGGCAACAGCCCAATCGCCTGTCTCTTGAATAAGCAGTGTGCGCTTTTCCAACTTGATAAGTTCCAGCGTCATGTCGTGGTAGTGCGACGCTATATCAAACGCCGCATAACCAATCTCGTCACGATTCATTTAACCACCACTTTCAAGCCTTTTCTTGCAAACCTGCCTATTGCCTTTTCCATCATTCTTTTGCTCACATACTCATGTTTTGTCATGTCGTAGATGCCGTTTTGACCGACTGCAACAATGGCAAACTTACTTGGCAGTGCTTGACCAGCCGTTTGGCAAATCTGATTGAACAGTTGATCGCTCATCTGGTAGGTTTTCTGATTGATCGTCACTATCATCTTGTACCTCGTATAGTTTCATGGGATCCAGCATATCACTCGAATAAGAAGATAAAGCCTTTATACGTTCTATTTCTTCAGCTTTCCACTTATCGTCTTTGCTGTCGCCCCATAGCTCGTCAACCATTGTTTCTATGCTCATCATTTTCCACTGGATAGCCGGAACAAGCGATGTTATCGTTTCCGTGAACGTCGGGCTTGCGTACTCGCCAAACTTGACCGTTATATCGTCTGTGTTGTGGGTAGTGTTATACATGTTATCATACGCCAACAAACAGGAAACAACAAGAGCCGGTAAAGCTTTGGTTAAGTGGTCTATAATGCCGGAACGTGTATACATCGTGGCTTTTTCTTTTTCTCGTTGTGCTTCTGCGTTGTCTGTTTTCTTTAGGTCAATGCCCAGTGTAGCCGGTGAGATAAGACCTTGCAGACACATGTCAAGAGCGTTTGCGAATCCGCTTGCGTAACTCTCTGTTCTGAGTGCCGGGGCATATGTGAATAGTCCAGGTTGTTTTCCGTCCTCGCTCATGGTTGATTTAGTAGCGACAAAGATATCGTCAAACTCCTTGGGTCGCATGATCTCGCCAGACTTCGGGTCACGCTGGAACATGTCCTCGGGGAAAAACTGTTTTACTCGCCCTTTCCTGTAATCGTCCCACCATTCGCTTACTACTTCGTCTAATGCGTCAAATGCGTCGTTTTTTGAAGACAACAGTGATTCACCTCTGCCCTCGTATAATGTAGATTTATCGAACATTAACGGAATGTCAAGCCTACCGCCTGACCATGTTACAAGCGGTGTTTCTACCTTTATAAGGTCTGTTTCTTTTTCTACCCCATCTTCAATCCGGTACATTTTAGTTTCTATCTGTCCGTCGGTGTAGAACTCTTTGCGAACAAATGTTCCAAAGTCGTTCCTAAACACATGTGAGAAGATAGTACCAACATTCCTGCCACGGTTATACATGTATTCCACATAATCAGCGCCGTAAAATTCTATAATGGGGTATTTGCTAACATCAGGGTCAAAGCCAATCTTAAAAGCGCCATCGCCTGTTACAAGCGTTTCGCTTATAGACTGCTTTAGTAGTTCCTGGAACTTGTTGTCCTCTGCTATTTCTTCCCATAACTCGTTGGTCGATTCGTCAGGAATCTCGAATCCGTCAAAGTCAGAAGCTACAATGTCGGTCAGGCGTGATACTATCTGAGATGGAATGTCAACGTGTATCTTGCGAATAGGATTATCGGAGATAGTCGCCCAGAATCGTGAGCGCCCTACCGGATCAATAAACTTCTTAAAGAATTGATCTAACTCGTTTGCGTCGCCACGATACCAAATGCGGTTACGCAGGACTGTCTGATCGTGGGTTAGTGCTTCTTTGATTGTGACCGCCCCTTTGTCCTGAGCCGGTTCAATTTCAAGCCATGTTTTTATGGCGTTCTTTAGCTGTTTTACAATGCCCATCTTATCACCTCAATAATAATTGCTTGAACGGCTGTATAGAATACTCGTCACTGTCTAAGCAGTCAACCGGATAAGAACCGTCGTCAACTCTTACCCATTCCTTGTCTGCGTATTCGTCGCTGTCCCATAAAGCGTTTTCGTATGCCTCGAACCATTTTAATAAATGATTAGCTATTTTCTTTCTGCCCTGATTGATTAGAATGTTTTGCAGATTGATACGGTCTACTATACCGTCCTTCTTGTATGACGGTACTATTTTAATTCCGTAAAAGCCTGACTTGTCTAACGCTGTTCTGAGTGCTTGTCTGAATAGTTTGTCAGCCGATTCAGCAAATATCGTACTGTTTGCTATTTGCGGATAAACAAGCGTCCACGGCTTTAGGAACGCTACAATATCGCTCGCATATGCTGCATGGTCTTTGCCGCTCTCTATGCCCTGTTTGTGGTAGTAGCCGTCTATCATGATCACGTGTTCGTGCCCAGCAGTAAAGCCGTTTAGTGTCGCCACGGTTGCGTCTGTACCGCCCACATCAACACCTATCGTGAAGTCTATAATCTTTTGGTCTCTTATCCAGTCCTTAGTTACAGCGATGTCCTTGTAGCGGTAGCCTGTGTATATGCGCCCTGTCGCAGCTGTGCGCTGTCCTAAAATATCACGCTTAAACCATTGGCTGTCACGGTCATAAGTTGCCATGAGTACCCTCAGCTGATTGTCTGTTATGGATAGATTATCAGCGACGGTAAAATGTCCGTAGTTATAGCCGTACTTGGGGTTAGTCTTTTGCTGTTCCTCATGCAAATCAGCGATATCAGTGTAAAACCAATGTCGTGGCGGTTTAGGGTTCAAATCAAATATTAAACACCTGTCATTAGATGCCAGCGTCCTGTCAAACACCTCTTTGATAAACGTAGCCGAACATTCGTTTGCTTCTGATATGTAAGCAGAGCCGATTGAGAAACCTTTAATGCGTGCAGCGTCGTTCTTTTTTGCGCCGCCTGCTATTATAACGATCTTCTCGCCTGACTTACATTGTATGTAGAGTGCGTCTCTGTCCTTGTACTGACCTGACCTACAACGCCCCTTGAATATGTGCTCAAGACCAAAGCCGTTACTGTCAATAATGTTCATTTTGGTAGTTGATAAACTTACGCCGCCTGCAAGGTGTATTTTGTCCGGGTGCGTTTCAAGCTTGATCGCCCACGCTATCAGGTTAATTACGTTTTTAGATGCTCTTTTACCGCCCTCAGCAATTGATAGCCAGTTGTTTTGCACTCTTAATATATAATCAGTCTGTCGTTTCGTCAGCGGCGCATACGGTATCATCTGCTTCTCCCATAAAGTCGTTTAGCTTGCGTTCTTCTGTTGGCTTGTTGACAAGATCAGCGATTGACTGTATCTGCTTGATTGACATTTCGAGATTGTCGCTTGATATGATGTTCTCCTGCTTATCTCTCCAGTCGGCAGGTTTGCGATTCTTAAGCCAGAAGATTTGCGCCGTTGTGTCTGGTGGTTGATGTTTGATCACTTCTTTAGTGACAACAAGATCATATATTGGATCGCCGCTTGCGTCTTTGCCAACAGATACACGTTCCCTTGTGGTTTCCTTATACCGATAACCCAGCGCTCTTTTAAGTAGAGAGTTCTCTACTTCTATATCAACAACCTCTTTACCTTTTTTTAAGGCGTTAGAAAACTCAGCGTGTTTCTTCTTCCATTCATATAGCGTTGTCACTGTTATTCCTATGTTTTTAGCTATCTGCTCATTGATCAATCCATCTCGTGTCCAGGCAGTTACTTTGGTCAAACCGCCATCTTCAATGAAGTCTGTGTATTTCGACATTTATATCACCACCTGCCTTTTCTCGTGTCTAACCCGAAATAGTTGTACCCTTGTTCAAACATATATAGGATACTGCCATTATTTCCAGGTTTCAACGATAGTAAATGTTCATCTACTGCTTCGCTAAACTCCTGAGTGGTTATTCCTTCTTGTTTCAGAAGGTCTATTACTTCTTGTATATATACTTCTTGTTCATCACTTACTCTTGGGTGTTTAACCTCTTTTAGTTTATCAAGCTTTGTCAAATAAATAGAGACAAAATCATCAGATGCTTGCAGATGATGTAAACGCTTGTCTTTGTTGTTAGTCTCTGTAGTAGTCTCTGGTAATGGTCTGTTCATTTTGGCATGACCATCTGTCCAATTTGAGCAGTCCATCTGTTCATTTTGAACACATGGGGAATTGTCAATACTTTTCAGCTTTTGATAATCTATTGTATACCACCTTGTTCTGTCTATTTTCAACTTGTTATAGTTGCCTACAATAATCAATCCTTGTAATTCGAGCGATTTAATTGTTCGTCTTATTGTGCTTACGCTAAAGAACGGAAACTCTTTCTGCCAATTGTCGTATGAGTTGTACGTCCAGTATCTGCCGTCGTGGTAGTTCATTCTGCGCTCTTCGTTCTTGATTAGCCAGTAATGGATTTGTTGAAGTACTATAGCTTCGTTTAGTCCTATTTTTGATGCTAACCCTTTAAGGATAATCAGCGGATACTCGTCTAATAGCATTGTATTCATTTTTACACCTCGGAATGTGTTTTGTCTGCTTCCCTTTGCAGAACTTCGGAAATACAAAAAAGAGAATG